GCATCCCATGTACGGACTTGCGAGAAGACATCATTCAGATTCACCTTGGCAGAGTAGGCTAGAGCCAAGGAGAGTTCAAGCAACTTCAACTTGTTCTCAAGCATCTCTACGAGAGCAACATCGTGCTGATTGTACTCAATGAACTTCTGAAAGTCCCTCTTGTAGAAATCAGATAGGGTTCCCTCATAGTGCTTCTTACGCTCGCCCAACTCCACCCAAGCGATATGATTCAGGGCATAGGACTCCTGATTCACATAGGTGAACTTGCGGTACAGGTCGAAGTAGTCGAGGGTTGCTATCCCCAACAAGTCATAGACCTCATTCTCCTTGTTCATGACCACTACTGTTCGGGAGCGAATGTCTCTCCACGGGGAAAGACGCATGGCTTCTTTCTCACCGAACAGTCGTGTGATGCGATTGACAAGGTAGGGAATGTCAAAGAAGTTGATGTTCCATCCCGTAATGATGTCTATGTCTAGAGCCTCCCATGCCGCAAGGAACTCCTGCAACATCTTGGCTTCGTCATCATACTGAAAGCACTTGGCATCGGGCAAGGCGAACTTACCCAAACCAAACACCAATGTCTTGCCTTTGACCTTCAGGGTAATGGCGTTGACTCTCTCAGTAGCAGTTTTGATGTTGGGGAATCCATCTTCGCTCTCGGTCTCAATGTCTATGAAACCAACACGAAGCAGAGAAGGATCGTACTCAACATCATTGGGGTACTGCTTTCCAATGTATTGATAGACCCACTCGGAGTTGCCGTATATCTCAAAGCCGCTTACCCCACGGTACTCCTTGATGAACTCGTTGCAATCTCGGATACTGCCGGGCTGAAATGGCTCAACAGGCTTACCATCAAGAGTAGACCAATCTGTTTGCTTGCCCTTTGCGGGAACGAACAGGGTTGGTGCGAAGTCTGCCTTGTATGAAACCTTCTTGCCGTTCTCGTAGCCACGGAAGAGGATGTTGGAGCCTTTTACGGCTACATGGGTGTAGAAGTTCAATTGCCGTCCTTGTAGTAGTTGTGCATGGTCTCCATATCTTCAGGAAACACATAGTGACCGATCATCAATCCATCTATCCTTTTGCATCCCGAAAATGGGTCTATGCTTTGCTCATTATACCATAAAGCATCGGGCATTTTATCCATAATTATAGAACCTTGAACCCAATCGTCAAGACCGATGTGGGGAAGAAAGCGTAGAACCACGCTTGCTGCTTTTCTTGAAACAGAGTGTCCCGCACCACTCATGAACTGTCTATAAAGACCCTTGAACACACCTTCTTTGTCGGTGATGTTCAGAAGACAACCCAAATAGTCGTATGACAAGAAAGCGGTATAACTATTAAACTTTGTTGTGTTGATGTAAGTATCATCATCACACTTCCAAAAGTGAGATGCTGCTGTTTCGGCTAATGCCCAAGAATAATAGCATCTCAACTTGTTTGAAGTATAGGCATAATGATCTTCGCAATTTACATAAAGAGTCTGCTCCTCGGAGCAATACAGATATTCATTACCCTCTGCTCGTTCTTTGCTGTTTACTAGGAATAGAGGATAGTACCTATCTGTGTTCAAATCCTTGAGCCAAGTTTCTCTGATTTTTTGTCTTCGCTCCGCGTACTTAGGCTTATCCGATGAGGATATTGCTATTGGAATTTTTTCGGTTATCATTTTCTACCTTCGCCTCCATTAACTGATAGCAATTCTCATCATCGACCACAGTATCGTAACGAACAAACCCAAACATTCTCTCGTTGCAAATGTATTGGTTTACCCCGCCATTTCTTGCGCTGTTAGCGAAACTTATAAACTCCCATTGATTGCTTCCATCGTAGTAATGAACCTTGTCGATGTACTTGCAATCCAAAAGGTAGGTGCAATGAATTAGGGGGACTTCAAAAGTTCCATTCATATCAATTCTGTGCCAAATCTTGAAGGACTCATAATCAGGATCGGTTCCTATAAATCCCCATTCATTCAGGGTGTAAAAGAAGTTGGAATATACATTCCTCTCCGCAAAATCCTTCAAGAATGGTGCTACGAGAGGAAGATCCTTGCTAACAAGATACTTTAGTGTACAAGGCTCAACCCAATTGTCGGTATCCATAGGGAAGAAGTAGTCACACTTTTCTGTCTTACACAGGTCTAGGCTTCTCTGCCTGATGATGGACATCACATGGAGTCTTCTTCCTCCATCTTCCCCCCACTCCATTTCTTTTTTCAGCCCCGAATAGTCATTGTGTTCAAAGATGACCTTCTTGTAATCCTTGTGGACTCTTTGCATCCAATTCAACAAAGTTCTAACACTATCATCATCGTTGTTGTTTGTATTGATGTAGATGACTATCTTATCCTTGGGATAGTCCAACTCATCTATGCAACGAAGATAGTGCTTGAGATAGTTGTTATGATTTCGGGTAAGGATGGGGAGGAATACCGTCTTATCCATATCATCTCTCCACCATAGCGATCCAATCCTGATGGATCACATTGTTGTTACCGTAGCCCTGACCCTTGATCTTGGAGATGTCCCACAGCACCTTATCTCCAACCTTGATGTCTTCGCTCAACTTGTCACCGATAGAGATGACCGTACTCCACACCATCTGTGAGCGAATCTTCTCGGTGTAGATTACGCCACTCTCTGTGGTCTTCTCGCCACCGCCAACGGTCTGAACTTCAATCCACTTGCCAATAGGTCTTAACTTGTTCATGCTAGGAAATCCAATAGTGTTAGGGGTGCTTCTTCTGCGATCCTGCCCTCAGCCAACTTGATGTACTCGGGGTTCAACTCTGTGCCGATGTACTTGCGCCCGTGATTCAAAGCAACTACAGCAGTTGTGCCGCTGCCTGTGAACGGATCAAACACCGTGCCACCCACAGGACATCCTGCCAGTACACACGGTTGGATCAAGTCCTTTGGGTAAGTGGCAAAGTGTGCGCCCTTGTACGCCTTGGTAGTCACCGTCCACACCGAACGCTTGTTTCGCTTGCCGTCCGCTCCCCATACACGCTCGCCGGGGGAGAATCTATCACCGTTGGGATAGTCTGCATGATAGCCCTCACCATGCTTGTCTCTAGAAGCAGGGGAAGTAGTAGCAGGCTCCTTGATGGCTTCGTGATCGTAGTAATACTTTGGCTGCTTCGTCAGCAGGAAGATATACTCATGCGACTTGGTGCAACGGTCGGTCACACTCTCAGGCATGGGATTTGGCTTGTTCCAAATGATGTCCTGACGCAGATACCAACCATCAGCCTGTAGAGCAAGAGCCACTCGCCACGGAATACCAATCAAGTCCTTGTGCTTGAGACCGCTCTTCTTTGCTCCGTCCTTGCCCTTCTGCGAAACTCCCTTGTATCCTTCAGAGTACTTCACCGCTCCATAGTTTGGAGTCTGATCTCCCAACTTACGCAACTGCTCCATGCCTCCACTCGTAGTGGCGTAGGTGTCACCAAGGTTGAGCCACAGCGTACCGTCATCTCGGAGAATACGCTTGGCTTCCCTGAACACCTCAACCATCTTCTTCACATAGTCATCGGGAGTTTCCTCGCCTCCGATTTCCGCCTCTCCACCATCATAGTCACGAAGACCATAATAGGGAGGAGAGGTAACTATGGTATGTACGCACCCATCGGGTAGCGTCTTCATTCCCTGTATGCAATCCCCTTCAATGATTTGGTATCTGCTGTCTTCCATATAGAACTTTCTTGATCTTGTTCCAGTACTTGATAGTTTTACTCTTCTTGTATCCTGTTGGACCGCCGTTGTGAATGCGAGCAAGAGTCTCGTAGGTCGCACCCTTGGGAGCGTAACGATTGAGGTATGCTACCACAATTCGTTCTGCGTATGCACGGTTCTTGCAGTCTGAGTATTTGCCATTGATTGATGGATCATACTCAACAGCATCCCGCCAATACACTTCCCAAGTTTGATACGGACCAATCGCCTTGCCGTTGTCACCAACAGCATCGTCTTTGCCGCCGCTCTCAACTTCAAGCATCGCGTCCAACAACTGACGGGTCTGTTGCGTAGTTAGTCCACGGATTGCTAATGAAGTTTTCGAACTTTGACTTTGGGTTGTGCTTGCAGCAACCTTTGTCGTAAACAACATCAGAAGGCTTAACGCCAGCAATGAACTTCGGAGTATACTGTGCCGATTCGGTATTTTTGCCATGTATGTAAGCATACATCAAAACGGCGTAGTTGACAACATCTACGAGAGTATCTTCGAAAGATTCATTTTCAACTGCCAACTTACCGGACTCGACAAATGACGAAAGGCGGCTCATTTTATCGGTCATGCGGACTAGGAAGCCCTGTTCAGTTGTGCAAATTCCCATAGATTCAACTCTTGTGAAATTTGCAAAAGGTTCAAGACCATCGTTACCTGCGTAGTCAGCATTCTTCTTCTTCATCAGGTTACGAGCCTTGGTAGTCAGGTCTTCGTGAATCTTGAGCAGTTCATCGCGTGTCATTTTTTAAACTCCAGTAGAGCCGAACCCACCTTTTCGGCTAGTCTTTGGGAGGATTCTCTCGTCGGTGGTTTCAAGAGAGTACTTGAGAACAGGGACCATCTCGCCTTGGCAGATACGGTCTCCATGTGTAATTCGGATAGAAAGGTCTGAGATATTGACTACCGCTACCATAAGTTGGTCTGTGTAGTCGGAGTCTATTATACCCTCGGAGTTGGCTAATATCAAGCCGCCCTTGATTGCAAGCCCGCTACGGGCGTGTAGGCGAACGGAATAGCCCTCTGGAATGTCTAGGACGATCCCTGTGGGTATAAGCACCCTAACGCCATTAGGAGGCACTATAAGGAACGGAGGGGCATCGGGACGCTCAAAGCCCGCCATGAGCCTGTGGTGACCGTTATTGCGGTCGTAGGCATCCACCATACGGGTCTTGGAACCGAAGTAAGCCTTGACATCAAAGCAGGCAGACTGCTCTGTAGCGAAGGCTAGATCAGGGACATCTATCCAAAGTTTGTTGTATTTTAACTTTAGTGTTTCCATAATGTAAATTTCAAAAAGGGGTTAATTATTCTTCGCTGTCGGGATCATAGGTCTCTCCTTGATCCATTGCTCTCTTCCTGCCGATGTTGTACTTGGGGATTAGTTCCCATTCCTTCTTCTGACCGAATGGTAGAATCTTGAGGTACGATACGGGGACTATAGGCTCCTTGGTCTTGTTTGAATCTACGATCTTGATTAGACCCCACTCCTGCAACAGGTTGCAGATTGTGTTACGGCGAGCCTTGTCCGAATCTGGGAAGTTCGCAGGCAACCCATCCAATATGAAGAGTTCCTTGAAGTGAACGATGTAGTACTTGCCTCTCTTGTGAAGGATGTGGCAGGACTGCCATAGTTTGTTTTCCGTCTTTGATGATACCCCGATGCGGGTTAGAGTTTCCTTGACTTTCAAGAAATTCTCTGGATTGGGGAGGGTTACCTCCACGAAGGATTCCACTAGCGACATGACAATACTCCTTGATGTGTGTCCAAGGGGTATTTAGCATTTACTTACCCTTCACTCCTCCCTTCCATGTCTTTCTCTTCAGATATTCTATATCTTCCTCAGTCATCAGAGCCATGTATTCTCTTGCCCTGTACTTGCTCACATTGTAGTACTCGCAGATCATACCACCGATCTCCTCATCCCACTCTGCCTTGGGCCAACGAGAGAATCTCTTACGCTTCTTGATGGAGTTGTACAGGAAGTCATACTGCAACTTCTTGTCTAGGTGCGGAAAGGTGTTCATGCTGTTCGCCGCCATAACAGTATCGGGGAACTGCGAGAACGCACGATTGATTACAAAGGGAATGTACTGCTTCTCTTTGTCGAAGTCGCGGTCTATGAGGTTGCCTGTCTTGTCGTTGATACTGTTTACGAAGTCAAAGGGGTTCATAGTTTTAGGTCAAGGATATTAGAGATATCCTCTTCAGAAGTCAAGGATACAATCAGGCGAATAGGAATGTAAACCCACTCACTCTTCTTGATGTCGTAAAAGGATCGGAGCAAGAAGGTGTCGTATGCATTGATGCCGTGATAGCGATCAATCAGGGGGGCTTCGACATGATCGTGTGTAATTGATGCAGGTCTGTGTCTTATTTTTGTCTTGACGCGATTCCCGTTCAAGTCCTCATACACAATATCCAAATGCTTTGGATGAATCAGGGCTAGTGCCTTGTCTATGAAGTCCGCTAGGATCATATCGGTTGTTCCGCTCAAGTCAAAGATGCTTGTCATCTCGTACTTCTTTGTGCTTGGCTGACGAGTTACCTTTGATGCGAAGTAGTTGCGACGATCCTTTAGAAACGCATCTCGTAGGCTTTGGCACTCATCTAAGTATTCGGTGTAGTTGTACTTACTCGTCAACTTTTCACCCACAACCATCAACTTATCAAGATCACTCTCATCTATCTTGGAGGATAGACTTACGATCTTTTGAAATGGATTACTCAACCCATCCTGTTTTAGTTGGGTCAGTATCTCGCTGCTTGATTCCCCAATAGACTTGCGATACTCTTCCACAAATTCATTGATGCGGAACTTCTTGTTGATCTCATGCAACGCGATTGTAAGATCGTTCAGGCTTTTTATCTTGGGATTCATGGCATCCTTATTTAGTGAAGGTACAGTCTGAAGCAAGCATCAAACAACATGCTACGAGGTTTAGTTCCTGATCTGCAACAAAGGCAGACTTGTACTGATACTCTCCAAGGATGAGAACAGCCTGTGGGATTGATCCCATCTCAACCTTATCCTGTATTCCCTCATAGATTTTCCTAAATAGGGAAGCGGGTTCTCTATCAGAGTTATCCACAACCCACTTACGAATCTCAGGGAATGACTTTGACTTCATAGCCTTGATGAGAGCATCTATCTCAATGTCCTTACCATTAGAAAGGACAGAAGCGTTGATTGCTCCAGACAGGGCATGACGCTGAATGGTGTTCAGAGTCTTTCTGAAGTCAGGATAGTAGCGAATGATTAGTTCTGCTACTGCTTTCTCTTCGTACTGCACACCCTCGGAGTCCATAATCATCTTGGCTCTATCCAAGAACTGTCCTGCTAGTGTTGGCTTCTCCTTTGCAGGAATCTTGAAGTCAATCACCGTGCAGCGAGAGTGCAGAGGCTCAATGATACGGGTCTTGAAGTTGCAGGTAAGAACGAATCTACAGTTGTTAGCAAACTCTTCAATAGCACCACGAAGAGCGGGCTGTGTAGACTGCGGATTCAGATAGTCTGCCTCATCAAGGATGACTACCTTCTTGCCGCCACTCAAAGAGACCGTGGACGCAAAGTTGCGTATGCGTGTACGGAGAACATCAATACCATTGTCCTCGCTCGCATTGATGAACAGGTAGTCTAGACCCAACTCCTTGCACATCGCAACCGCGACCGTGGTCTTACCGCACCCTGCACCACCTGCAAGAATCATGTTTGGGACTTCGCCCGTGCGGACGATATCCTCAAAGGTCTTCTTGATGCTTGCGGGGAGGATGCAGTCTGCGACCTTGGAAGGTCGGTACTTTTCAACCAATGGTAGCATGAGACTTCTTTCCTGCCTTGTAGGTGCTGTCGCTCTCAAGCGAAATCCAATACACCTTGTTGCCGTCTTCGCTACGGAACTCCGCAACATTCTTGTCACTTATCATGACATCGTAGTTGCCGGGGATCATGCGAAGAGCATCAACCTTGAACAGGAACTTGAAGTCTGCATCTGTGTCGGTATCACCAACATCCATAGCATAGTTGTGGCTTGTTGGATCCTTGCGGTCAAGGACTCGTAGTTCAAGACGGTCACCCTTGCGAGAGAGTTCCATATCAGGGCAACCAAGAACAGCAGAAGCCTTCTGCAACTCAACGAGATCCTTACCATCCAAGCGGAAGTTGACCACCGAAGGGGGCATCTTCAACTTCTTGTCGCTCTTCATCAACTGCTCAGGATCGGAGTAGTAATACTTGACCTTGGACTTGCTGCCCTTGTTTGAGATGACCACATGGGTATCCTCAAACTCAAAGTTTGGATCCTTGAACATGCTGATCGTAGCAAGGAACTTGCTCAGATCGTAGATGCCAAAGTCAATAGGGAACTCTTCTGATACAGTAGCCTCACAGAAGATGTTCTTGGATGGACTGATGGTGCGAATAGTGTTGCCCGAACGAATCACGATGTTGCTGTTGATTGCAGCGTAATTCTTGAGCAACGCGATAGTGTCTTGCGAGATGTTCATAGTGTACCTCCTAAAGGTGTTGGAGAGATTATATCACAGTAACGAGTGAAGTCAAGTGCTTGGTGGCAACAAATCTACTTGATTGTGCCTGATTAGTGTCTCTCTCAAGAACATGGCCGGTACGCAGTAGACTTGGAAATTTCCACAATTCAACATTACCACTACGCCCACACACGCGCCCGTGTCCGCACGATAGAGACCGCCGCCTGAAGAGCCGGGAGCACCATCTGCATCTGTCTGGTAGAAGAAAGGCAAATGGTCAGATAGTGATCCACGGCTCCTATGATTGTTGCCGATTATTCCTCGGGTGATAGTCATGTAATCCGCAGCAGGATTGCCCATCAGGTATACGGGCACACCCATGCGCGGGATATTGTAATCGAAGAGGCATCCCTTTACGAGTGGAGTAAGTGGCTTCTCTTGCTCCACCTCTAGTATTGATAGATCATACTCGGGATCGTTGAATACTAACTTGCAAGTCTCTGTAGAAATTGGAGACTCGTATTCTCCTGCAAAGAGAGTGACCTCTATCTTCTTGGTTCCCCATGTCTTGTCCTGACTTGGCTTATTTTCAGGGCATACTTGAAGAGATGGTGTATCGTCTATCTCCACAAAGTTTTGCGGGCAGAACCAATACTTACTCTTTACTTCCTGTTCGTCTTCTATCACATGTGCTGCTGTTAGCACATACAACTTACCATTCTTGCGATATGCAATACCAGAACCAAGAGGACTTCCTCCATAGTGGACTACTGCATTAGCACCCACTACTTTCTCCACCACCTGTTGATTGTAGCCATTGCAATCGCAATTTGCTGATGAATAGCAGGATACTTGTCCTACTGTGAGCACGGTTGCGAGCGTTAGAACGCCCGCCATGACCAAACGCCTCGGTCTTAGCATACTCGGCTCCGTTCTGTCCTTTTTAGACGGCCAGATTCCTAGAAATCTGTCCTTCCAAGAACACCAGTATTTATAAAAATGGCTACTTCGTGATGTTGAAAGTTGCGTTGAAATGGATGCGGATTTGATCGGATCGGTAATGGCGAACAATCCCCGAATCGCAATGTACCACGCACCAAATGTCGTTTTCGAAGGTTCCTGAGTCTCGTACATAGATGGCGTATCCTTCCTTACCATCTTCTACGACAACCGGTATCGGATTGTGAAACTCAAGCATAGAAGCCACCTATGGGGATCGAACCCATGATCTTCGCTTTACAAAAGCGACGCATTACCGCTCTGCTAAGGTGGCAGTAGTCCCTATAGGATTCGAACCTACAACTTCTTCCGTGTAAAGGAAGCACTCTAGCCGTTGAGTTAAGGGACTGTGAATGTCGGTGGAGGGAGTCGAACCCACACGCCTTGCGGCAAAAGAACCTAAATCTTTCGTGTATGCCAATTTCACCACACCGACGCTTTGTTATTTAGCCCGTGCCTTCTTCTTCTTTGCCAAGGACTTGTTGACCTTGGCAACCATTTCCTTCAGTTCAGGAGGAGAGAATGCGTTTGTCTTCAGTAGATCGTTTCTTCGCTTCTCTTCTTCCTTCTCTGCCTTCATTTCTCTGGCCTTTTCCCCACTATCAAGTTGCTTGCAGTATTCAACGAGAGCAGCCTGACAAGCCTCTTCACTAACGAAAGGACCATTGAATTCTGCCCATGTTTCCACCCAAAAAATCCAACCTCCATGCTTGGGGGAATACTCTACGGGATCGTGCCGACCGATAGCGATGAAACCCTTCTCGTTTGCCTTGGGCTTACCCCACTCGCACATAACCTTCTCGTTGTTCTTAACCCACAGTTCAACATCAAAGTCAAAAGGGTAATGCTTGAGAAGAGCACGGGCTTTCTTTCGGATTTCGTCCTTGCCCATCTTGGTATTGCTCATGACTTCCTTGAGAAACTCCGAAGTCCTCACAACTGCCCAATAGGATTCATATGGTAGTGTCATTCTGTACCTTCTTCTTTCTAGGCTTTCGCTTCGCCTCACGAACCTTCTCTATTGCATCCTGCTTGTTCAGGCTGTCAAAGTATTCCTTGTTCTTTGAAGGCTCCCCATTATGTTCATCACGAAAGCAAGGGAAGCACAAAAAAGTTTCATCTTTTCCTTCATCTCCCTTGGCGGGGACTTCGTGCTTGCAAGTCCTACACACCAAGGTCTTGTTCGTCTTCACCATAGAAATGAACTCATCCGCCCACTTCTGATGAATGGTGGTGAAGGTTTCTTCCTTGCCAATAGTGTAGATTGGAGTTGCCATTACGAAGATTATACCGCGAAGTCAGACCTGTGTCAAGGTCTTCTTTTGGTTATTTCGTTCATACGCCTTCCACAAGCCTTGGCTAAATCCCGCGTGTTGCCCGTGCGCGTACCCGCGAGAGTATGACCAATTGTGCAACTTGAAAGCACCTGCTGTTAGTGCGGACAGTAGAGAGATGATGAGGGATGTGGTTGTGATGGTTTCCATGTGAGTAGATATACGAGTAAACTGAATCTTTACAAAGTGCGAGAGGTGGGATTCGAACCCACACGCCTTTAGGGGGCAGCGGATTTTGAATCCGCCGTGTATGCCAATTCCAACCACTCTCGCATTATAGGACCGATGGGATTCGAACCCATACTTTGCGGATTTTAAATCCGCTGACTCTGCCGTTGGTCTACGATCCCATACAGGTAGTATAGCATCCAACCAAAGTGTTGTCAACTCCCAAGGTTGGATTCGAACCAACGACCCATCGGTTAACAGCCGATTGCACTACCTCTGTGCTACTCGGGAATGCTTACGGTCAAACCTTGTATCTGGCTCTCTCGTATGCGGTTGGCTCTCGCCCAAACTTCTCCTCTTTAATCCAAGCAGGAAGGATACCATGATCCTCCAACTTACGAAGAGTTTCCTTCTTTGCGTTGAGTAGACCTTCCTGCCTCTTCAACTTGCGAGCCTCATACTTCCGCTTGCGACGGCGGCGTAGTTCACGAAACTTGTTAATCATTGTCTATACCTTTCTTCTTCATGAGATGACGCACCCAAATCTGTGTAACTGTCATCGGGTGATGAAACTCTTCAAACTTGAAACCCCGGATGGGTTCCTTGTTCTTGGTCTTCAATGCTGTGTAGATACCGTTCAAACGATTAGGATGGAACTCACCAACAGACTCTTCCTTGCCCATGCCGGGCCATGCGTCTGCCTTGGTTCCGATTACAAAACCCTGTGGAGACTTGGGAGACTTGAAGAAGATAGCGTCCTGCTCGTACTTCGTTCCCATCTTCTTGGCAAAGCCCTTGATTGCTCCGACCTTTGCATCGGAGTCATCGTCACCGATAACCATGAAAGACTCTTCGGTAACTCTACGCTTCTTGCCATCGCCAAGATCCTCTTCATAAGTTCCAACGACCTTCTCAAAGCCAAGCCCTGCGGCACGAATGTCGTTCTCAAGTTTCTTGTTCTGCGTTCGGTTCATTTGCAAAGAGTTGCTACCACGAAACGCTGTGAGGATAGCGAACGGTCTCTTCTCGACATGAGAGAAAACGCGAGACAATGATATCTCGGTGATTAGTTCTCTAGTGTATGTCTCCATCTCTTCAGCCATTTGTTAGTCCCTTTATCTCTGCGTTTGCTTGCTTTAGAGCCAAGTAAGCCTTCTTGATCTCCTCAAACGCTTGCATCGTTCCGAACTTGCCCTCATTCTCCCACTCAACTATCCGTGCAGCCTTGCGAGCAAACTCTCCGATGTTTGCGTGTGTAGCGAAATCTTCAATGACCATCTCTTTCTCCGAATGCGACCCACCATACTGCTCGGTGGCTCTAGTTGTGATATAGTGTTTAGTATATCACGCCTTTCGCTTCGGATCAAGTTTAACTTTTCGCTTCTTGGTCTTCTTTTTGAAAATCGCATCCCAATTTTTAGACCACAAATCGTAGTCTACCTTGCGATAACGATCTCCTTTACCTGCATCATGCTTACCGCCCATACAAACCTCCTATAGTCGGGGTGACAGGATTTGAACCTGCGAC